TGGCTTTTCGCTACACGTAGTCTCGCCGGTATTGAAAATGATTACTTGTTTCACAATGTACCCTCCCCGTTGCAGAAGGCCGCGTCGCCGCCCCCGGACGCCACGAGTTGTGCCCATGCCAATTGCGCTTGCTCGTGGGCGTTCCCGGTGTAGCGCCACCCCGGCCGCTTACATTCACGTGAGACAAATTGACCGATGACCTGCCCGACGTGCTGCTGACCAATGAGAACCGGACGCCAGCCAATGAGGTCGGCGGACTTGCACACGTCGTTGACCTGTTTGGACTCGTTGGCCAGGCCGTAACGTACCGGCCGCCCCGTGGCGTCCATGAGCACGCCGACATTGTTGCGGAAGAGGCGTACACCCTTGCACGCGGCCTCCAGGCGGACAGCGGCTTGCGTGGCGGCCTCGCTGGTGCCCTTGACGGCAGGCGGCAGGAAGTGGCCCCCGTGCATGCCAAAGACGCCGGCAAGCTCCTGTAGCGCGACCATACACACCCCGTGTCGGGCGGCCCATTGGTAGACGGCGGGGCTCATATGCTGCACCAACCACACTCCCGCTCGTCTTTTCCACCGCTCACCGGGACAATTAGAGTTTTCATTTACCTTGTTCACCTTATTGACTTTGGGCAAAGTATGCCGCGGCGTTGACGGTCCCGTCAATACCAAATTTAGCCAGCTCGACGTTCACCCGCTCCGCCAGCTCCCCGGCCTCTCGTGCACCAAGGGTTTGGGCGGAGGCGACGTCGAGGCCAAAGCGATGATAAAAGCGGCGGTAACTCTCCGACGCCCCGCGCCCTTGTGCGGACTCCAAGCCCGCCCACCAGGCTATGGCGTTGCGGAGGGCCTGTTGTGCCTCCCGTCGCTCCCAATGCCGGCGGCGGACAGCGCCCCCAACCTCCGGCCCCGCCCCGTAGGGAATGACAGGGTCGCCGTCGACGCGGGCAATCTCTCCGCGGAGGGCGGCCAGGGTGTCTGCGTCCAACTCCAGAAGGTCGCCGTCGACAAACTCCGGCGCGCTACGGCTTGGGGGCGGCGGGTAATGGCCACAGTAAGGGCAAGACTTGTGCACGCGCTCATACGGTTGGAGGCAAAGGTCGTTGACGCAAACCCGGAGCGGGATAGCGTCCGACTTCTTGCTGCTCCGCCGCTCCCGGCGGTCTAGTGACCACTCCCGGCGGGCATCCGGGAGCCCGTGCCGGAGCACGTTGTTCACGTGGTCAATGATAATGGCGACGGGCTTTTCGCTGGCCGCAATCGCCGCCCGGCGCCCCTCGTCCGTGAGCTCAGCATGCACCGCCGCGGCCTCCTTGCTTAGCATGAGGCGCAACGCCCGGCCGAATTGCTGGCAATAGAGGGCGAACGATTCCGTCGGCCGTGCAAAGCTTACAACCTCAATCGCCGGAAGGTCGAAGCCTTCCCCGAACAAATCTACATTTACAAGCTGCAGGATTTTCCGGGCCCTGAAGCGCCGGAGGATTTGGGAGCGGAGGGCGTCCGGGGTCTTTGCGCTCACCACTTCGGCCGGGACGCCAGCGGCACGGAACGCGGCGGCAATTTCCGTCGCGGCCTCCACGTCGACCGCGAAGGTAACGCCCAATTTACCCGGCGCCAACTTGAGGTAATGCGCGACCACGTCTCCGGTAATGTGAGACTTGTGCACGGCCTTGCGGAGTTGGTCCGCGTTGAAGTCCCCGGTTGCTTGGCTCAAAGCGACTTGCGAAAGGTCAAGGTCGGAGGGCGGGGCGAAAATGCGGTAATCCGTCAAATACCCTATGTTGATAATGTCCCGCATGGACGGCGCCAAGACCATGACGTCGACCAACCCGTCCGCGTGCCGCCCCAGGCCCTTGCCGTCAGCACGTAGCGGCGTAGCGGTAGGGAAAAGCCAGCGGGCTTGGGGGAACATGCCGGCCGCCTGCCCCCACTTGTTGGCCTTTAGGACATGGTGCCCTTCGTCTTGCACGCCGAACCTGACTTGCTTAAACCATAGGTCGTCGGCGGACATGCGTATGATGGTGTCTACCCCGCCGACGCCAGTCTTCGCGTTTGGGTCAAAGAACGAATAGCCTAATTCCGCAACCTGTAGGGCTGTAATGACCCGTATTAAGTTCGACCCCTTCTTGGCACCGACCAGGCGATGCCGCACGCCGTTACGGGCCAGGGCAATAGATATTTGGCTCACTAATTCTTGCCGGTGCGCAATCGCAATCGAAGCCCCTGGCTCGTCGTAAAGCACCTTGGACAGAAGTACAGTTTTGCCGGATCCCGTGGCTGCCACGGGCATGACGTTCAAGGCGCCTTGGTTCCAGGCTTCGTAAACGCGGCGCTCAAGCTCGGCTTGGAAGGGGCGAAGGGCTACGGGCATTTAGACAATCTCGGTGCAGTCAGGTTGGTCGTCAAATGCATGGAATATCTCAAAAGTCCGGTTATCGACAAATTGCCTCAAACCTTCCATGTTATTTACGCTCATGGCGAAGTAGCTCGGCTTCAGTTCGGTCGATATCCCTTTGCGTCGCATATTTACGGCAGATCGAACGGTAGATCCGATGCCGCCGAAAGGATCGAAAACAATATCGCCAGGATTCGACCACAGCTCAATTCCGCGCTCGATTATGTCCAACGCCATCGGGCAGATGTGGCGTTCGTCGTCGTCGTCTCGACCACCTCTATAGTTCAGCGTGCGTGAGCTGCGAATGTCCATCCACACGGGGCTGGCGTACTTTCTCCATCGATTGTGTGACAGATTACCTTCGGTCGGCTCGTCTTCCCCGATGAATTGGGTTAAACCGTGCTCGTGGGCGACGGGATGCTTATTTTCACCCGGCTTGCGGAACGTCAGCAGATATTGCGGCAGGCCGGCGCGGCTCAGGGCGCTATCCTTGCAAAGCTGTTTGTGCATCAGGCCGATGGCTTTGGTGCGAGTCGCCTCAATCAAAGGGTCTTTCCAGACGACATGCTCCGAATGATAGATGAAACCCGCATCAATAAAAGCCGCAATAATTTTGCCGCGAAAATCCTTTAGGCCAATATAACCGTCGCGGCTTTTCATAGCGGGGAGATTCATCACATCAACGGAGATGATGCGACCTTCCATCAATACGCGCTTCAATCCCGCAATAACGAATTGGAAATGACGAAAGAACTCGTCGTCGTTCCTGCAGTTGCCGACGTCGCGCTCGCTGTTGCTGTACGCGTACAGGTTGCTATAGGGCGGCGAAAATATCGAATAGCCTACAGAATTTTCAGGCAGCATTGCGTGCATAAATTCCACGCAATCGGCGTTGTAAAGTGCGATCGGGCCATTGATATATTGATTGATGATTTGCATTATATCCACTCCGGAAGATTGATTGATTGAGTCGGCATGTATTCGGTGCGTTCCATGCGAGTGCCGATAACCTCGCGTTTTACAAATTCGCGCATATGCGAAATCATTTGATCGGCCATGATGTCGGCCAGATGTTGCTTGCGCTCAAGATTTTCTTTGACCGCCCCTTCTGCGCTGGAATACACCAGATGCACATCGACCGGGCGAGTTTGCCCAAACCGGTAGCACCGACGGACAGCTTGATAGTATTTTTCAAAGGAATCGTCTAGGCCGACAAATGCGACGTTTCTGCAATGCTGCCAGTTGAGCCCGAACCCGCAAATTTTAGGCTTGCTGATGATGACTCGCGCATGCCCTTGACTAAATTGATGAAGTAAATTTTCTTTGACTGTCGGCGATTGCGAACCGTGGACCTCGATAGCATCGGGAATCATCATCTTGAGCGTTGACGATTCTTCATTAAGATTGCACCAGATTACCCAATGTTCATCCGATCGATTGACCACTTCTGCCAACATAGCGCATCGTGACAATACCGACTCTTTACGAGCAATCCGGCGTTCGGTCATGGTGTTAGCTATTGGTGAATCAACATCAATCCGATGCTCAATAAGTGACATGGGCGGAAGAATATAGCGGCTTCCATCAAAACCTAGATCGGACGGATTGCGGATGAAAACTGCCCATGTGGCGAGCCATTCCCAGAACTTCGTTTTGCCGTGCCCCTTCAATCGCCATTTGCTCGTATCTCCGCCGTCGTGCGTGAAGAACATCGCCAGCATTTCAACATGACGCATGACGCCCAAAAACTCGCTTTGCGATCCAAGTTCCATCCAGTCATTGGGGCTCGGTGTTGCAGTACAGCTCAATCGATAAGGCGTGTTGGCGAATTTTCCGATAACCTCGCGCCGGGTCTTAGAATCCTCGCCCTTCAGGATACTGGATTCGTCGAGCACCACGCCAGCAAATAGTGAATCGTCGAAGTGATCCAGCATCTCATAGTTTGTGATGACGATCTGATCGTCGCATGCCACTTCAGATTGATGGCGGCGATAAGTCACTTTGACGCCAAACTTAATGCCTTCGTCGACCGTTTGCTGGGCAACGCAAAGCGGCGCGACAATCAACACGCGGCCTGCATGTTTACTGACAGCGTCAGCCCATGATAGTTGAGTCAAGGTCTTGCCAAGGCCCGTATCCGCAAAAACAGCGGCGCGGCCTTTTTTCAGGGCCCACTCGACGATAGCATGCTGGAAGTCGAACAGGTTAGGATTCAAACCAGTAGCTTGGAATCCTCCCGAAACGTCGCTGATTGTTTTTTGTTGCAGAAAGGTATCGTAGTTCATCGTTTCGCTTTTGTTGTTGACGGTAGCGTCATTATCGGTTTATAGTTGCCCCGTAGTCAATCCCCTGTAATCACTTTTTGGAGAGTTTCCACCATGAGTATGCAAATCAGCGTCGACCCTGCAGCCCTGTCACAAGAGCAACGCGAAGCGGTCGCCGGTTTTATTCTGGCCTATCCCGGCAAGGCTTGTTCCGGAACGTGCAGCCACGCCGTCGCGGAGATTCCGGCATTTATCCATAAAGATACTGCCGACGCCGGTCTTGTTGAGGTTGGCAAAACTGCGTCAACATTCAAGGCGTATCAACCGCAAGAAGCGACCGACGTCGAACTTGAGAAACTGCAGCACGATCAAGAGTCGACGCTGCCCGCTGCGGCTTTCGGAGGCATTGCCTATAATGACCCGCCGGGCTCCGACCCCGTCGCTGTCTTCGGAGTGCCCGCCGCCCCTTTGGCCCTTTCCACCCCCGCAATTGCGGGGGCCTCTACCGTTGCCCCGCCGCCCCCGGCGAATACTGCCCCGATTACGACGACGCCTGGCGTTGCCTCTTCGGTCGCGGGTGTCGATTTGGACGCCAAGGGCTTGCCTTGGGACAATCGCATTCATGCTGAAAGCAAGGGCAAAATTGCCGACGGCACTTGGCGTAAAAAGCGCAACGTTGACCCGGGCCTCGTATCCCAAGTTGAGGGCGAATTGCGCCAGGTAATGGGAGCGCCCGCCGCCCCTTTGGCCGTCTTGACTGCGCCTTCCGTGCCGACCCCTCCCCTTGCCACGGTCGCCCCGGTTACTGCGAACTTGCCGACCGCTTCCGTATCTCCGGTCGCTGTCCCCCAGCCTCCGGCACCCCAGGCGCCCGCCGCTGGGGATGAAAGGCAACAATTCGTCGCGTTGATTGGTCGCACATCCGCCGCGCTGCAGGCTGGCAAAATCACCCAAGATGAAATCAACCAATGTTGCCAAGCCGTCGGCGTCCCGGCACTGCCGCTTCTGGCCAACCGTTTGGACCTCGTGGCCAACGTTGCCGGCAGCATTGACGCGATCATTGCGAGTCGTCCGTAATGAGCGGCTCCCACTCCATCCTCCCGCCCTCCGGGGCCAAGGCGTGGAAACTCTGCGGGCTATGGGCGACCATGAATCGGCTGTACCCGCAAGACAACACGCCGGAGACGTTGGAAGGTAACGCGGCGCATTGGGTGGCGTGGGAGTTGCTGGCCGGGCGTACCGTGTCCGAAGGCACCCCGGCGCCCAATGGCACCATTGTTACCGATGAAATGATCGAGGGTGGGGAGTTGCTGGTCGATACGATAGCGACCCGTATGCCTTTGGCTGTATTTGACCAACTGCACGTCGAGGCGCCCGTAAGCATTGCCCGTATTCATCCGCAATGTTGGGGCACGCCGGACGTTTGGGCGTTCTCCCGGCGCTCTTCCGTGCTGGAAGTTGCCGACTACAAGTTTGGGCACCGCTTCGTTGACGAGTACGAAAACGACCAGGGGATTGTCTACACTGCGGGCATTATTGACCACTTGGCCCAGCTCTTGGACAAGGGGTCGGGGCTGTTGGACCAAGCCGTCGTCGTCAATTTCACGGTGATACAGCCCCGGTGCTACTACAAGGGCGCCCCGGTGCGTACTTGGTCCGTCAAAGCCTCCGACCTTCGGGCACATATCAACATCCTCAGCAATGCCGCCCATGTGGCGCTGGCAGAAAATCCGCCGGCCGTTACTAACTCAGAGTGTCAGGATTGCCCCGGGCGCCATGCGTGCCCATCCCTGCAGCAAGCGGCGTACCGTGACGCGGAGATTGCCACGCGCTCCGGGCCGGTACAGTTACCGCCCGTCGCCGCGTCGCTGGAGTTGCGCATGTTGGAGCGGTCGTTGGAGCGGCTACAGGCCCGCGTCGAGGGCTTGCGGGAAG